TTCGACCAAAGGTAGTCCGAGTTGTCCGATCTGGCTTCAGAACGGGCATTCGGGGATCGTTTTGCTTCAAGAAATTGTTATCAACAGACTCCATCTGGCTATCAGAAACATTCTGATAATGGACTTCTCTCTTCTTTAAAACTTCCGTTGGAATTTTACAAAGAAGAAGACCGCCTATTTCGATATTTCCCACAAAGCGGGAATCAATATCAGACATTACTTCTAGCTCTGGATGATCCTCTGACTTACAAGGAACCCAGCCCTCCCGAAACGCTTGGGAGACATTCGTGTTATCCGCGTGGCCCAATGTACTGGTGCGTATGTACCGAAACTCCCAACCGGGTTTAGGGTCGGGTTTTGGCAATACGGAGGCCGGAAGCCACGAATCACTGGCTCTTGTTTCAATTTCTCTGGACTCTGCGTCCCTGTTTGTGCGCTCTTCTGCCATTACTCTGCCTCCTTCATAAGCTGGTTGGCATATTGTTCAGGTGTTATCCCTAGCCTTTTGGCTAGACTTAGCTGAGTGCGAGTCAGCTTCACCTTGCGTGGCTTCGCGCCGTTATTCCGTGAGGACGGCGCTGTGACCACGGGGGGACTTTTAGTGGTAGACACCTCTTCCGAGCCGTCATCACCAAAGTATTCTGGAAACTTAGAGCGCATTGTACGATCTATAGTCTCAAAGTATTCGTCGGAGTTGGGGTCATCCCCCTCATCCCTGACAAGCCGCTCATGGACACCATACGCCAGAGCAGTCATGTCCTTTTCCTGACCGAACCACGGGTTGTCCTGCGCCCACTTAGCCGCCTTTTCTGTTGGCTGTGGTGGCTCTTGAGCCTGTGGCTGTGGTTGTGGCTGTGGTTCCTGATAAGGCTGATACTGCTGTTGCGGCTGTTGAGCCTGCCTTTGCCGTTCCGCATTCATCTGATTCATCTGGTAATCAGCAGACTGAAACTCAGATTGCGCCCTCATCATAGCTTCTTGGGCTTCGACAACCTTATCCGTATTTCCTTCTTCGTATGCTTGGCGATACTGACCTTTAGCTTGCTCCAGAGCCAGATTAGCTCGCTCTCGAATCTGATGAACCAGATACTGCTCGCCTTCTTGGATGATCGCATGATACTTCTTGTTCTCATCCGCATACTTTTGCGCCACTCTGACAGCTTCTTCACGCATCTTTTCAGCGGCTTCGCGTTGCCTACGCTCCTCATGCTGTTGATAGCGTAGTTTATTAATGCGTTTTTTGACTTTGTCTGAGTAACCCTCCAGTTCTTCGTCACCACCTCCTTGCTCCTTGGCCTCTTTGGCAGGAGGGCGGCGATCCTCTGGGGGCCGGTCATCTACGACTTCGACATCAACATCGGACTTTTCGCCGCCAATGGTTGTCTTGACACCGAAAAACTTGTCCTCAGTGGACATGGTTTGCTCTTCCATTTGCTCTTCGCTCATACCTTCACAATCCCCCTTGGGTCTTCAACTACTGCTTCAACGCTATCGTCGTTGATAAGGCGAAATTCCTTACCATGAACCTTAAATCGCGTTCCGCTATATGAGCGCATCAGCACCCAATCGCCTTCCTCGCACCACGGGCCGCTAGGGAAACGAGTCTTGTCTCCGTAAGCGTCAGCGCCCATCTTCATTACAAACCCGCAAACAGAGCCAATCTCTTCTGTCAGCATGGTTTCTCTTGCCTTGAGGATGCCTCCCTCCGTCATTTCGTCCGGTTCTGGGAGAGCGATAAGTAATTTGTAGCCTTTGGGTTCGGGTAGTTGCTTGGCAACCTGTGTGTCTTCTTCAGTCATAGTCCGTTCCTGCACCAGAAATAGGTGTCTGGTGTCACCATGCGTTACCTTGTGTAACGAATTACTCGCGCTCCAACCTCTCGTCTAGGTCTAATAGCGTCCTCTCTGCAAAGGCCAGCCCTTGGATGATACCCACGTTACGAGAATACTCGTCCATGTCCTTGCAACCGCCCATCGCCATGTGATCTGAGACCTCGTTCATTTGGGTTCTCAGGTCGTTCTGTATGGCTTTCAGGACGTTATTCGTTGCCTTTTTGCTCATCTAGGGTGTCCTTGATTAGATTGAATCCAGCCTTGAAACCCTCTATCTCCTGCTGGGTTTCCTCTTTGGAATCTTGCATCGCCACCTTTGCGGCGATCTTTGCGCTTTCTAAGCGTTCCTCTTGATCCATCTTTTCCAGATCAAGCATGGTCTTGGCTTCCGCCTTCTGTGCATCGACTTGGATTCTCGCCATGTCGGTCTGCGCCTTAGCCGCCGCCTGCTGTTCCTTGAGCGCCAACTCTCGTTGTTGCATCTGAACAATCGGGTCTTGTGACTGCTGGGCGTTTTGTTCGGCTTGGGCCATCATCTGAGCCTTGCCGGTAACCTGTTCTGCGGCAGGTGCCGCCAGTCTAGAGATACGCAGTTCAATATCTTCAGGCAGTTTTTCGTCTGGGCCGGGAAGCTCTACACCAAGCTCCTTCTCAATCTTGGCTCTATAGGCAAAGGCAACGTGCTCTGCGATATGAGCAGACATTGCCGCTTCAATAGCCTTCTTGTTCGGTGCTTTGGCGACCATCTTGAGAATGTCGGGATTCTGCAACGCCGCCATGTGAACTTGGATGTGCGCTTCGTGATCCTGATATATAAACGCCTTGACCGGATCGCCAGTCAGGATATTCATGTTTTCTGTAACAGGGTCTGTCGGCTTGATGTCGTCCTCTGTCGGGACGATTTTGTCTGCGTCCTGAATACCCAGAACGTCTAGCATCTGGCGGTGAAGCAGTGGCATATCGTACATCTGGGGTGCTTGAGCCGCCAACTGCAACGCCGCCTGATACTGCATGATTCTTTGCGCCATCGTCCCCGCATTGGGGTCGCTGACAGGAATAATGTCTATCCTGTCGTCAAAGTCTGTGGGAACAGTCTGCCCGTTCTCCTCTTCGTAGGGGTAGACCTCTGGGCCATAATCCCTGACAAGCTCTGACAGTATTTTGAGTTCCTTGGAGACTGCGGCGTGGACACGGGCCTGCACCGCGCTCATCACCTTCATCTCTCGCTCTAGCACTGCAAGCGTGGTGCCAACCGGCGCTTCGCCATTGATGTCTGAGGCTTTCACATCCGCCGCTGACGCGAATCGACGCCCTTCATTCACAATGTCACCCAGCAACTGGTAGAGGACGTTGCTTGGCTCCTTGTAAGGCAGGAACGTGATGTTGTCGCGGATTGCACCACCCGGAACGTCTACGTCACGGAACTCGCCGGGCATGATGGGAGTGTCATCACCCTTGATCCTGAGTCCCCGAGACTTCAATCCCCCCGGTAGGTTGGCAAGTGTTCCAGCGTCCACCAACTGTCGGAGCAAAGATGTTGCCGACTTGGATAGACCGCCAATCATGTGTACCAAGCCAAACCCGTAGAATCCCAGCCCCGGCAGATACTGGTAGTGAACGTAATGATCCCGCTTCATCTTGGTGGGGTCGTCTTCGTACCAGTTGCGCCGTATCGACAGAATCGTTCGTGATGACTTGTCAATGGTAACAACGTAAGGCAGAGCAATTCCCGTGGGCTTGCCCTTGTCTGTGTCTTCAAACCCTAGCAGGTCGATGTCAACGTGCATCTCTAGCAGGGTGTGCCTGTGGTCAAGCTCGTAGTTGTCCGAGTCTCCCGTCATCCGGTCGTATTTCTGCTGTATCTCAGAAATGTCCGGTGTTGGTGCAGGCAAATCTATGTCTGAATAAAACCCAGCAACCTGTAACTTCCTGATTTCATTGGAAGTTTTCTTCATCACATGGGTGGCGCGTTCACACGTTGACAAGTCAGACGCACCATAACTGACCACAAAATCCTCTGCTGGCACAAACATGGCGCAGGGTCTGCCCATACTTGGGTCAAAGTAGACTTTGCGGAATGCGGAGCCTGCAATCGGCAGGGAGAACAACAACTTCTCTGTCTCCGTTCTGTACTCCGTCATACGCTGGGTAATCAGGTAGTTCAGGTAGTTCTGTACTCTGTGCGCCTGCTTGGTCTTTTCGTCGTCTATCTTGCCGACGATAGTGGTCTTTACAGGCCCACTGGCAGGATATATCTCCTGTATGGTCTGGGCTTGAAAGCGGATAACC